CGACCGTGGTCGAGTGCTTCAGCTTCATGTACGCGCTATCGCCCAGCAGAGGCTTCTTCAGAGCGTGCGACGACTCGGGCATTGTTGATGTGCTCCCCTTCTCGGGTACGTACTTCGGCCACTTGGGCGTACCGCGGATAAGTCACGGGCAGTTCTTCGACCGCCTTCATGATCTTCTCGGCGACGCCGTTTCCACCCAGTTCCTTGTAGGGATCGTAGAAGTAGTGCCTCAGATCCTCGTACTCGTCCCTGGTGATGGAACCACGCTGAATGTAGTTCGCCCCGAGGGTGACCAGCTCAATGTAGGCCAGGCCCATCATGAGTCTGGTGTGTGCGGCCTTGTGGTCGGTCTTTCGCATAACGTAGGCCCAGAAGCCTGACGACGCCAAGACCGAGCCAGCTGCCACCAGGGCTACCTGCAGCCAGTTCACGCGAATATCCTCCCCTAAGTGGTGCGCTTCCACGCGCCCACGTTGCGAATCCAGGGCTCAGCGATCTTCCATACGCCTCCTACTTTTACGTAGGGGACCGCGAGCTTCATCTCTGCCCCTACACGAATATAGGCGCCGGCCACCGTGCGAATGCTGCGGTAAGCCGACCAGGTTCCCCAACCAACAGAGTTCCGGGCGCGAACCCAGAAGTAGTACACGGTTCCTGGATTAAGTCCCGTGACCACTTGAGGCGAAGTCGCAGAAACCGTACTCGCCGGTGCAGATGAGGATGTCCCGTAACCGATCTGATAACCGGTAATCGTGGACCCACCGGTGTCGGAAGGCGGAGAGAACGCAACGTCTACGCTGGTCGCTCTCACGCTCGACAAGAGAGGGGCACTAGGCGCCCCGGGTCCCTTAAGCGTCTTCGCCGACGCTCGTCCAGACCAGGCGCTCCAACCTTCGGAGTTGTGAGTCCTGGCCCAGAAGTAGTAGGTCGTGCCTTGCGACAGACCCGTGATCGTTGTGGAACGGTCCGATGAGACCGTGTCCTGGACAGATGTAGAACTTGTGCCGTACCCGATCTGCCGAGCATCGATGGAGTCTCCGCCGTTGTCGCCGTCCGAGAACGTGACGTAGACCGAGGTAGCCGTGATGTTCGATATGTTCGGAGTAGACGGCTTTGCGGGAATTGTGTCCCGCGCGATGAACTGCGGGAAAGAAGTCGGACCACCGATACCCGATGAACTGGAACCATCCGTCAGACGGAAGGTCACAGTCTGGGAGTCGGTGATCCGAACCTCTCCCACCTTGTACCAGTCGGCGCCCTGGGGGTAGTTGATCGTCTTGCTGGTCGTCGACCCGTTCGCGGTCCAGTTGAACGGCATACCGTTCCACCAGTCCGACGAATATCCGGCCTTGAACCAGAACTCGACGTCTGACCCGGTGTCCCGGATCATCATCTTTCCCGTGGAGCCTGTGGTCTTGGTGTAGTCGGTCACGACACCTACCCGATGATCTTGAAGTAGATGTCTCCGTCAGCACCCGTCGCCGGGTTCGGATCGGTCGTACCCGACGTGATGCCAGCCGCAGAGCGGAACCCCGACTTACCGACAGGGATGAGCGCCTTGACGGCGGCGATGAAGTCACGCGTACGGTTGATCTCCTGGGCACCCCAGCGAACGCGTCCCTCTTCGCCACTTTCCGGGACCAGCGGATAGCCGGCGGCTGCTGCCTGATCACCGATCGGCATCTGTTACCTCCCTACGGTTGGTCGATCCATTGTTCGGTGGTGAGCTCGATCCACTGCTTGTTGTTCAGCCAGGACAGCCACGAACCCGTCGTGATGAAGGTGTTGAGGGACAGCGTCGGATATGCCCGCTCGCCCTCTCTGTCAGACACGAAGATCTGCTCAGTCACCCGCATGTTGTTGGTCGAGTTGTCCGTGCGCATCTCGACGATGTCGCCGAGGTTGTAGTGCACGCCGTACTTGTACTGGCTGTTCTGCGCGATCTCACCGTCGAGGCTCTGGCTGACACGGTTCTTTGCCAGTTCCTCCATTCCCTTTTGCAGGAGTGCACCGGGAATATCGGCGGTTTCGGACGTGACGTCCGTGGCGTTGACTACCAGAACGTGGCGCTCAAACCCGGTGACGTCCTCGTCCACCCCTACGGGATAGACCTTGAGGAAGCCGGCCGGAGAATATACGTACGCGACGTTCTTAGCCTTGTCGATCGTCTTCAGTTCCTTGATGTCTTGCAGGTTGTCGAGCGAGGAAGTGAAGATGACCGGCGCGAGCGTGGTCTGGGCAGTTGTTCGGTCACTGCCCATGTAAATATCGAACCAGAGCTCGGACGCGTCGAAGTTCCTGAGCATTCTGAAGCCCATGCTCCAGACGTTGCAGAGGTCTTCGATGGCGTCATAGACCGTCGTGGGGTCCAGCTCGATCGTGATCGGGTCGATCGGTTCCGCGACTGTGCCCGGGGGTAGGAACGTCCCCTCGTGGATGAAGGGTATGACGTCCGCAGGGTCCAGAATCCCCGTGACACAAATATCGTGGAAGATCTTCCGAGCGACGTCCGCGGGCTCATCCGTGATCTCCCACTTGGGAGACGTGGTGAGGTCCGCCGTGGAGTTCTTGGCCACTCGGTCGAGCAATATCGCCTCGATCGAACGGCCCTTGACCGAGAGCATCCGCCGGCCATCCGAATCCAACTCGTCTTCGATGGTTTCCACCATCATGACGCGATACGACTCGTTCATGGCCAGCAGAGTGCCCAAGGACAGCAAGGTCCTCGTGGCCGGCGTCGATTCAATGTCCATCTGGAAGTCACCGAACGCCGCGAAGCGCTCGGTCCAGATAAGGGACTCGAACTGATCGATGACCGCGATTCGACGGAGGAGCGCGTCGAGAACGTACGCCTCCATCACAGACCTCCGTGCAGGTTGGTGTACTGGATGACCAGCGGGATGTCAGCCCCCTCCGCCTGTACGAGGATCGTGTTCGGACCCGGCTGCAGCTCGATCCAGTTGGACTGAGGCGAGATGCCGTACAGGACAGAGGAGGTGACGCCCGCCCTTGTGAGCGTGGCCCCCTTGGCTCCGCGGACAGTACTGATGGTCAGCACGTCACCCGCAACCAAGGGGTAGTTGTCGAAGTCCATCGTCTTCATCTCGCCGTCCGGCGGGACATGGTAGACGCTGAACTGCGGGAGTGAACGGTCCACGTTGATCGTGAGCTGGATGCCCGTCTCGATGGTGCCCACGTAATCGATGTCGATGGGAACGTCGCCGGCGGTCGTCGTCCCCGGGACGAGCTCGGGGGTGAGCTCATAGAACGCCGGCTTGAAGCACATCACTGAAATATCGATCGTGGGCTCCTGGGTGAACAGCTCGGGCTCGCATGTCTCCACGCGCCCCACGATGTCCACTTCCAAGCCGTCCGACATGTAGAACCGAAACGTGACCTCGGCCTTGGGCATGAAGTACTTGTAGAGCGTCTTCCGCAACCCGTAGACCGTGTCATCGGTTTCCGGATTGGGGTCGAGCTCGATCTTCAGCTTGACATTCCGAGGTTCACGCTTGGCTGACTGGTACTCCTCGCCGTCCATGTTGGCGAAACTCGACGAAACGAGCGTCGCTTTCACGGGGCCAAGCCCGTCGACGGTGACGACCCGGAAACCCGAGCTGTCATCGTCGAGGGGCAGGCTCAGCAGGTCGCCCTGTCGGGTTCGAACCTCAACCAGTTGAAGCACTAGTCGACAGAGCTCCCTTCACGGTGGAGAGTTGGTTCTTCGTCTGACGGTAGATCTCCGCCTGACTCAGAGCCTTGGGTGAGTAGTTGTTCTGGGTGTAGTTGACGGTTCCCGCCGGGCTTTCAGCGTCCGCCTGCTCAACCGCAGCCCTCGATGTCGCGAGCGAGTCGCGCACGAACTTGGCCTTGGCGTATGCGGCGTCCAGCGATATGCCCTGATCCGGCAGCATCTTGCCCAGCTGAGCGGCATCCTTGCGGACACCGGACAGGTCCAGAACCGGAGTGATGGTCGGGCGAGTTGCCAGGTCACTCGTGATGAGATCGGAGAACCCGGATATGGACTTGCGCACGGAGTCGATCGCGCCATCGCCGATGTCAGACGCCGACTTGGCAACGATCTTGGACGTCCCGTCCAGGCCCTTGGCGAGGCCCTTGCCGGTGAAGTCACCGATCTCCATGAACACACGGGACGGAGACTTGATCTTCAGCTTCTTCTTGATGCTGTTGACCATCTTGGTGGCGATGGCATCCATCACCGCTTCGATGGCCTTCTGCTGCTTCTTCAGACCGTCGAGCAGGCCCTTGGCCGAGTTGACAGCAGCCTGGTACAGGTTGTCGGACGCGGTCTTGCCGAGTGCCGCACCTGCCTGGTCCAGCTCCTTTCCGAGCTTGTTGATCTCGTCGACAGCCGGCTTGCCCTCCTTGAGGAGGTTCTCGACGAACGGGAGCGCACTGACACCCTGCGAGAGGAGGTCCTTGTACGTCTCGTCGTTGAGGCCGAGCTTCCGGAGCCTCTGAAGCGTGTTCGAGAACACCTTGGTGTCTTCAACCTGCTTCTGGAGGTTCTTCGTGTACTCCTCGACCGAGATCTCCCCGGTGGGGCTGGCCATGTCGGAGTACTGATCCGTGATCTGCTTGCGGTAGTCGTCACGGGTCTTGATCGCGTTCTTGTACGCCTCATCCGCGGACTTGATCTTGTCCGTCAGAACGTCGTACTTGTCGGCGAGCTTGCCGATCGCACTCTTCTCATCGTTGAGCTTCTTGGTCAGCTCGTTGTAAGCAGCGGCGGCCTTCTTCCGCTCCGAAGACGACGCCTTGGAGCTCTTGGAGAGGTCCTTCAGCATCTTCTTCAGGTCGTCGAAAGCGTCGTAGACCTGCTTCTTGTTGCCATCGAGGCCCTTACGGAAACCGTCGTTGACGTAGTTACCGACCTTCTCGAACTCCTTCGAGGGGGAGTGAATCCCCAGGAAGCTCTTGGCGCCGTCCAGGGCGGACTTGGCCACGCTGACAGCGGCGTTCTTGATCTCGCCAATGCCGGCCATGATGCCCTTGGCCATACCCTTGACAATCGCAACCGCCAGACGTCCACCAGCCGCACCGAGTTTCTCGGCATTGCTGTCGATCGCCTTGGTGACCCCGTTGATGAAGCTCAGGATCAGGTTCACACCCGCCTGAATGATCTTCGGGAGGTTGCGTGCGACGCCGTTGATGAAGTTCACCGCGACCTTGGTGGCCGTGTCGATGACCTTGCCGATGTTGTTCGCAATGCCCTGGAGGATACCGATCAGGAGCTTGAGACCGGTGTCTACCATTTTGGGCACGTACTGCAACATCTTGCTGAGCATCATCGAGAGCATCCGCAGCAAGGCGTCCACGATCTTCGGTGTGACCCGAACGATCGCAGAGATCAGCGATTCCAGGACCGTGACGATGGCCTTGGTGATCGCTGGGCCAGCTGTGGCGATGACCTTGGCAAAGGCGATGAGGCCCTTACCGATCTGCTCCATGACCATGGGGATGAGTCCCACCAGGCCACTGACGATGCCTACGATGGCCGCTGTGCCTGCCACACCTGCCGCGGCTAGAGCCGTGAGACCGGTTGCGAACAAGAAGACACCGGCGCCTGCTGCCAGCACACCGATACCCAACAGGGTGACGGCTGCTGCCAACGCGATCATCACGGGGACGACCGGAGCCAGTACCAAAGCGGCCAAGCCGAACACGGCGAAGACGCCGGCCAGCATGAGAAGAGATGTGCCAATTTCCCCGAGGGACATTTGGCTGAACTGCATGAGAACGGGCGCCAGGACCGTGAGGGCCGCGGCGATGATGAGCACTGCAGCGGCACCCGGAAGGGCACCGGTCATGACGAACAGTGCTGCTGCGATGATGCCGAGCGTTCCCGCCAGCATCACCATCGACTTGCCGATCTCCTCCCAGCCGAACTGAGCGAAGTCGTTCAAGACCTTGGCGACCTGCTGAAGGGCAAGCGCCGTGATGAGGATTCCCGCGGCCGCAAGAGGTGCCGTGGGCGGGACGACGTACAACGCTGCCGCGATGAGGGTGAGAGCCCCCAGCATGACGACGAGACTCTTCCCGATCTCGCCCCAGCTCATCTGAGCCATCTTGTCGAGGGCTTCGGCCACCATCCCAAGGGACATGGCCGTGAGCAGGACGCCCGCGGCGGCCAAAGGTGCCGTCGGCGGGATCAAATATAGAGCAGCAGTGATGATCGCAAGTGCCCCAGCAAGGGTCACAAGCCCCTTAGCTATACCACCCCATGACAATTTGGACATGTCGGCAACAGCACTCGCCAGGATTTTGATCCCAGCGGCAAGGAGAATGAGGCCGGCGCCTTGAAGTACACCGCCCTTGTTCACCTTGTTGAACATCGTGAAGAGTACGAGCGCCCCGAGCAGGGCACCGACTCCGACGAGTCCCTTGGCGAGTTCCTGCCAGCTCAGACCGGAGAGGTCTGTTACTGCGCTGGCCAAGATCTTGATTCCCGCCGCAAGTGCGATCAGACCGAGCCCGGTGGAGATCATCCCCTTCGGATTCGGCATGACCTTGAGCGAGCCGACAACCAGACCCAGCGTCACCGCTAGACCGGTCAGGCCCTTGGCGAGTTCGTTCCAGTCCAGACCAGCCAGCTGTTTGACAGCCTGGGTCAGGATGAGGACCGCACCCGCGAGGAGGATGAGCGAGCCCATCACGAACGGCAGCTTGGCGAAGCCTGCAGCCCCGATGAACTTGTTGAATATGGCCAGAGAGCCGAGCAGCTGAGTAAACAGGCCGGCCATAGCCGCGGAAGCACGTCCAAGACCATTGGCGTCGATCTTGGACAACGTGTTCATCGACAGCGCGAGGATGCCAACTGCGATGGCGATCTGAAGGAGCGTCGCGGCGTTCAGGGCATTCTGCATACCCTTGAGGACGCCGGTGAAGCCCTCGATCGCTTCGGTGATGCCGTCGAGAATGCCCCCGCCAGCGCCGCCACCGCTCATGAACTTCTTGATGATGAGGAAGATGCCGGCGATCAGGCCCGTGTTGATTCCAGCGAACATCGTGCTGAAATCGATGTCGAGGCCCTCGGTGATGGTCGTACCGATCTTCGAGAAGAAGTCGGATATGGCCTTACCGACCTTCTGAACACCGGTCCAGACACGATCCATGATGTCGCCGAAGTGTTCCCACGCGTTCGACACCATCTCACCGAGCTTCGCCATCGGCGACAGCTTGTCAGTGAGTTCACCGATGCCCTTGCCGGCGGCTGCGGCGTCTCCTCCGGAGAAGAGATCGGCCAAATATCCACCGAGCTTGGCGACGAGCTTGATCGGGACGGCGAGAACCTTGCCGAGTCCCTCGAAGAACTTGTGGAGCCCTTCGCCTTCCTTGACAGCCTTGTGGAGGGCGACCAGGAAGTCACCGACACTGGCTGTGGCCGAGAGGAAGCCGCCCGAACCCTTACCGACCTCACCGAAGAGGCCGAATATGGTCTTGGCGACCTGCTTGACGATCTCCCAGCCGATTCCCAAGATCGCAAAGAACCCGGCGAAAGTCCGCTTGAGGTTTTCGGCGGTTTGGGAACCGAGCTTGAGCCTCTCCATGAAGTCACGGAACGAGACCGTCATCTCATAGAGCTGCTTGCCCGTGGTCGCTGGGAATATCTCCCGGAAGGCGTCCTTGATGGGCCGCAGGATGGAGAACAGGGCCTGGAATGCGTTCGTGATGCCCTTGATCAGAGCGTCACGGCCACCCAGGTCCTTCCAGTCCGACAGCATCTTGTTGCGAGCGTCCGCGGAGTCGCCGACGATCTTGCCGATGGCATTGCTGGCGCCGGTGAACAGGCCCTTGGCTTCGGTGAAGTCACCGAATATGGTCTGCCACGTCTGGGACCAGCCCGATCCGAGGGCTTCCTTGGTCGTGTCGAACAGCTGAGACAGCGTCTTGACCTGGGTTGCCGCTTCGCGAGCCGTCTTGGCCTGAGCCTGGATGGCCTTGATCTGCGACTTGTTGAAGCCCTGGGCAGCGAGGTCCGCATCACTCAGGTCACCGGTGAACTGCGCCAGTGTCTGGGTCAGGACCTTCGAAGTCAGCCACGATTCCTCGCCGGGCTTCGCCGTGATCGACTCACGGAACGACTTCCCTTCGATCGTGACGTTCTTCATCTTGCCCTTGAGCTCGACAGCACCCTTGCTGAGGGTCCCGAGCTTCTCGGCGTTGAGGGCAAGCGCACGCTGGAAGACGGTGCCGCCCATACCGGCGTTGACGACCGAGTTCCAGTCCTCCAGGGACACCCGACCCGCGGATATCGCCTGTGAGAGCTGGTACATCGCTCCGGCAGCCTGCTCCGAGTTGGAGCCCGAGAGAGCTGCCAGGTTAGCTATACCCTTGATCGCCGCGGTGGACGTCTTCAGGTCGACACCGGCGGCCGTGAAGGTGCCGATGTTCTTCGCCATCTCGGAGAAGTTGTAGATCGTCTGGTCGGAGTAGTGGTTGAGCTCGTTGAGCTCGTGGTTGACGTCCTTGAGCGTCGCACCAGACGCCTGGGTGTTGGCCAGGATGGTCTGGATCGAGTTCAGGTTCGTCTCGTACTCGTGGAAACCGTCGATCAGCGGTTCCAGCGTGAGCGACTTGCCCATCTGGATCGCAGACTCGGAGATCCGAGCACCGATGTTGTGCAGGGCTCCCGTGGCGATCTGCTGAAGGGCAGTGAACCGGCCAGCAACACTGTTGACGCCGGCTTCCATGTTCTTCAGTGAACCGACCTGGGCGTTGGCGGAGTTACCGATCCCCTGCAAGCCCTTGGCGGCGCCCTGGAGCTGAAGCCCCTGGTTGAGGCGGTTGAGAGACGCAAGTGTCTGAGCAACGCCACGCTCAAACGCAGCGTTATCGAACTGCATGTGAACGACGCGATTGTCGACACTGGTCATGCGGAGGTCACCGCCTTCCATACCTGGTCTGCGATCATGTCAAATATCGGCTTGATGGCAGGGTTGATGTAGTCTCGCCCCTGCACATAGCCGCCGGTGCCCGTGCCATAGCCGTACTGCAGCCTGATGGCTACGGGGAAACCGTTCTCGACGTCCGAGTTGGTCCAGTCGATCCGGGCAGAGCCGCGAGACTTCTCGATCTTGTAGGACCAAGAGCCCGCGGCTATCCCGGAGTCGCGTGGGGTGGCCGATTCGAGCGCCGTCACGCCCTGTTGGGCCAAGCTATCGAGGCCGTTGTAAATATCGCCTCGTTTCAGCTTGTTGAGGAAGTCCTCGACCCGTCCACCCGAACGAGTCGTTGTGAACGAGATCATCAGACCTCCTTCTACGCCTCCAGACCGGTGAACTTCCGGCCGACGGTCGTGAGGTTGGAGTTGCTGACGCGGATGTTCTCGACGCCCTCGAAGTACAGACGGATGGCGTACGCCTCGTCCGCGTCGTACCCGAACTCGCTCACCAGCGGGTCGACACCATCCGCGACGGGACGGTTCACCAGCCATGCGGCGATGGCCTCGTGCTTGTCCAGGGCGGAGCGAAGTTCGAGAACCGCCTGAGCGGCCTTCATGTCGAAGGTCGGCTTGTCGACGTTGAGCCCAAGGCCCATGAGTGCTCCTTACGCAGCGGATTCGTAGGTGAGAAGTCCCCGGAGCGGGTTCCCGCTGGCCCAAGTGAAGGGCTGCAAGGAGTCCACATCGGAGCCGATGGACGCGGTAGATCCGGCGGTGATGTTCATCTTGAACGCTCCCGTGCCGGACATCTTCGCCCGGAAGAGACCGTTCACGGTTGAGCTCTGGTAACCGTCCAGCCACCCGATCGTGTCCGTGGTGCTGTCGGCCGCCGTCACCGGAAGGCTGAAGACCCAGTTGTCCGAAGTCGTAGCGCCCGAGCCGAAGTTCGTCGTGCTCCCGAAGGAAATGCTGAACTTGACGTTGACCGTGCGACCGATCTTCTGGTACTTGCAGTTGATGGTCGCGTTTCCGAAGGACGGAAGGTGAAGGCCGGAGTCGGTCGTCCAGGTCGGCGTGTACGAGATCCAGGCACCGGGATCGGGCAGGTACTTCGCCCAGTTGGACCAGCCACCGGTGTTTCCAGTCCGCACCCACATGTTCGGCGCCGCACTGCCGCTGCTGCCGTGCTCGGTGAAGGTCTGCTTGCCGAAGCCGGAGCCGTCGAAGTAGTTGACGAGCTCACCCCACTTGCCGGAGAAGTCCCAGCCGGCAGAGGTGGTGTTGTCGAAGTAGATTCGCGACCATCCCGGAGGATATACCGCGATACCCGAACTCTGCGTGACGTCAGTCGACACCATCGCCTTGGTGAGGTGCACCGTAGACCATGCGGTCCATCCGCCACCGTTGTTGGTGCTGTGGTAGTGCCTCTGCCATTGCCGAGGGGTGCCGGTGCCGCCCGGGTTGCTGTAGAAGAACTGCACCGTTCGGTCGGTCTCCGACTTGACGGTCAGCACCATGCCGAAGCCAGTGTTGAGCGACCACCCGGAACCGGTCGTGAGGCTCATGACCGAATATCCGTTGGGGTATGAAGTAGCCGGTGACGTCTCAGTGATCGCGTTCGGCGCCAGGACCTTCGCGGCTATGGCCGCAGCGACACCAGCCGGAGTCACGGCTCGTGCGGTGTCGGTGCCGGTGACTGCCTCCGCGGAGGTGGCGAGCTCGACGAGGCCCTGCTGAGTGGTGCTGGCGAAAGGTCCCGTCGGGCCGGTGGTGTCGAACCAGACGGAACCGTCCGGGACAGCGCCCGGGTCCGTGTCTCCCACGTAGGAGAACACGTCGGCCTTGGAATATGTCGTCCCACCGTCCAGCTGAACGCCGGAAACGGCCCCCATGTCGATCGGGGTGCCATCGTGGCGCGTGAGGACCAGATGACCAGCGGAGTTGATCTCCCCGGAGGTGATCGAAGCCGCCTCGATCTCGGCGGTCCGCTCGGAGGTGAACACAGTTACCGTAGCCACGTGGCCACCTTTCTAGATTTGGTCGTCCCAAGCGCCTCCGATTCGGGGCTTGGGTGAGGCGGGTACCCAGGCCCCTCCGATCCGAGCTTTCGGTACCGCGGGAACCCAGGCGCCATTCCATCGGACCTTTCGGGTCACGAATGTCGTGGTTTCGAGGGCGAAATATGACGCGTCATCGAACTTGGCGGTCAGGGAAGCCGTGGAACCGTCCCAGACGCCGGCCATGAAGACCAGACCAACAGCGGTCTTGGTGAGTGTGCCACCAACGGTGCACCGGGCCATCTCCGTCCAGTTCTGACCGTCCGTCGACTTGTACATGTAGACGACGTTGTCAGAACCAAGGTTGCCGATGCCCCACCACGTACCGTTGACCCAGCTGGGACCGAGGCCGACAGTGGTGTCCGATGTCACCTGAGTGTTGAACGTGGTGGAACCACTACCCTGGAATGTCAGGTAGGTTCCGGCCGGACCGCCCATGGCCGCGATGGCGTTGTACGCGGCGTCATGCGCACCGATATAGAACTCGGTGTTCGACGATCTCGTACCGGAGACCGTCAGCTTGGCGGCCAGGATGCCCTTCGACAGGTCGAAGAACTGCTTGCCTTCCACCCTGGGGTAGTCAGCGACGACAGAGAGATTCAGTGTTCCACCGGACTCGGTGGTGCCCGGCCCCTGCGTGATCTCCCACTTCGTGGAGTCCAGGGTCCCGTCGGCGAAGTCGTCGATGAGCGTTTGGACGTACGGCACGGGACCTCCTATCCGTCGCTGATGGTGTAAGCGTCCGGGTCCACGGTCGGGACGACAGTCGGCCAGTTGAACTGGAGGAGAATGTCGTCGAGGTGAGTGATGGCGTCGTCAGGGCCCGAGATGGTTGCCGTTCCGTCGCCGTTGTCGGTGACCACGAAGACAAAGAACGCGTCGTACATCTCGACGAGCTGATCGAGCGTCGGGAGATACGGCTGTTGTTCGTCGGTCCCGTACAGCGCTTCCTCGACGAGGGCGAGCACGTTCGGGTCCGTCGTGCGGGAGTCGATCTCGATGTGCGACGTCCGCTTGTAGCCCGAGACGACCGGGGGCTTGGTCTTGACCGACCAGGTGAACGGGTTGGGGTCGACGGAGTCCGTCATGGTCTCGTGAGTCCTGCTGGAGGGCTCGGCGAGAGCGTTGTACACCAGGTGGATCTTGTAGCCGGCCGAAGGGTTCAGGTCGGTGCCCACCGTGGTCCGCCACGAGAAGCCGAAGGGCTTTCGCCGCTGCTGACGGAGGCTCAGACCGTTGCGAACCGAGCGAGAACCGTCACACTCGGCGAACTGCGGCGGGTATGTGAAGGCGTTGATCGTGGCGCCGAACTCTTCCCTCGCGGAGACGAGGAGGATCTTCTCGCCGTCGAGGTAGTACGACTTCGCGCCGCCACCTTCGGGTGCCAACTCGACGGATGTCAGGCCGGTCCATGCGACTCCCGGTTGTCCGGTGAGGTACAGAACACCTCGGTCGACGCCCGTCTCGAAATCTCGGCTGCCGGGCGTGCTCCAATCCAGCCTTGTCACTCAGTTCCTCCTCTCATCCGCTGGTGTTGTACTTGGCCATGCGTTCTGCGTTCAACTTCTGGCGCTGAGCGATCTGTTCACGCCTGCTCATCTTCTTCGGGGGCGCGGACTTCTGTTCGCACACTCGGAGAAGCGTCAACAGCTTGTTCAGATGCCAGTGTTCGGCCTCAAGCCAGACGTTGAAGTGGATCATCCAGTGATAGATGATCTCTGCGGTGATGACGTCGCGGCCTGGTCGCTGGTTCTTGTCCTCGCGGAACCAAGTAGCCGTCATCTTCGCGTTGATGTACTCGTTGATCTGCTTGAAGTTCTCTTCCGAAAGTCTGGCGAAAACCTCCGGAGGAGTTTTGGGGTCGACCGCCATCAACATGATGTAGGCCAACGTCTCTTCCGGAGACTTCTCCGTATCACCGAGGAACGGCTTCTCGAAAGTTTGCTCCCATTTTGACACGGAGGCCAAGGAGTGTTCGAGTTCGAGTTCCGTCGACTCGGTGACTTCCCACATCTGGGTGTCGTCGTTGAATCCTTCGCTCAACGGGACTCGAATCGTAAGCAAACCTTGGCCTCCTTCCTGTCAGGCCGGGACTAGAAGTCGCCGATGAGCCAGTCGGAGTCGACCGGCTGCGTGAACTTGTAGCCGGGCGCCGGACGCGCCTCGACGACCTTGTTCGTGGTGAGCGCCGGCTGCGGGCCCGCGGCCAGGAGCTGGTCGTCCATGTAGTACTCGACGCCGGTGATGGACGGAACCGTCATCACGTTGGTCGTGGTGTCGTACGTCGGCTCGGTCGGGGTGGCCGTCAGGACGGCGCCCGAGAACAGAGCCACGACGGCGGCCGGCGACGGCAGGGACGGGTCGGTGCCCGCGGTGCCGTACAGGAACTCGCGCAGGGTGGCGACCGCGTCGGGGTCCTCCTGCGTGGTGTCGATGGTGATGGTCGAGAGCGGCTTGTAGTCGGTGCCGGCGATCGTGCCGACGTCGACCGGGGTGGTCGCGAGCTCCCACGAGAACGTCGCCGCCTCGGGCGAGTCGTTGACCGTGGTGTACGCCTTCTCGGACGGGTTGGCGGTGGCGCCGTAGACGAGGTGGATCTTCTCGCCGGCGTCCGGGTTCAGGTCGTTGCCGACCTTGGAGACGTAGGACAGACCGAAGGTGGCACGACCCTGCTGACCGAGGGCCAGGCCCGGGGTCGGAGTGGCCGCACCGTCGAGGGCCGGGATGGCCTGCTTCGGGTAGGTGAACGCCTCGACCGTGGCGCCGAACTCCTCGGCGGAACGGAGGCTCGCGTAGACGCGGTTGTCGGCGTACTGCTTGTTGACCTCGGCACCCGACGGCGACTCGGTGACCGAGACGAGACCGTTCCAGGCGTACCCGTTGTCGTAGGCGCCGGCGCCGTTGACGGTGTAGAAGACGCCCTTCTCGACGCCGTTCTCGTACACCTTCTCGCCGGTCTGGTCCCACTTGAGGACAGACATGTGTTACTCCCCTTCAGAAGTACAAGTTGAAGACGTCGTGATGCAGCCCATCAGCTGCGTAGTTGCGATCGAACAGACACATGGGCTGCTGGGCGACCTTGTCCGGGATCTCGCTGTCGGGGTCCCGGTCGATCACCGTCACCATGTACCGCTTGGTGTAGGCGTACGGCTTGTTGTCCGCGAACTGAGAATCCGCGCTGTCGCGCTTGTACACGATGCACGGATAGTTCATCTGCACATTAGCCGGAGGCTGGAAGTAGACGTTGGGCGTCAACGTAACCAGCAGCTCATGGAGTTGCAGGCGGGATCGGCCCATTGTACTTCCCTCCCAGCCTCAAGAGCAGACGGGGACTCTGCACTTCAACCTCTGTGACCTTCCACAGAGTCCCCATCCACTGCACGTAGCGAATGGCAAAGAAATTCTCGTTGGCGTAAGGGTCCGCCACAATGCTGATCATGTTGTTCACCGAGAGATCGTCATTTACACTCTCTCCCGATTGGAGTCTCCGCGTGTTCCGAAGAATATCGCCGACGTAAGCACGCTCGACGATCACTTCTTCCCAAACTCCAGGCTTAATCTCAACAGAGGACGGGCCGTAACCTACCTTTCCGGAGTACTTTGCCACCGCTAGTGGCTACGTCAGGCGGCCGGCCGCTTGAACGGCCAGGTCGTGTCGGCGTTGGTGGCGAAGTAGTAGTTGTCCGCCGGGACGGCGGTGACGGTGAGCGTCTCGCCCGCGGCCAGGGCCGGCTGGGCACCCGCGGCCAGGACCGAACCGTCCGAAGCGTCCTGGTAGATGACGCCCGTCTTGTTCGGGATGGTCACGACGCCGGTGGAGGCGACGAAGGTGGGCTTGTCGGGAGACACCAGGACGTCGGCCGCGGCGACCTTGCGGATGACCTGCGCGGACTTGATCTTGGTGAGGGCGCCCGACATGCGCGCCTCCATCAGGTACTTGTACTTGTTGTAGTCGATGTCGAAGTCGTCGAACCGGGTGAGCTCGCCGCCGCGGTCGGTGCCGACGGTGTAGTCCGACAGGTTGACGATGATGCCGACGAGGTCGCCCTCGCCCTCCATCGCCTCGACGGCGACGATCGAGCTGACACGCAGGGCCGCGGCCAGGTCCGCCTCGGTGGCGTACAGGCGGCGGTTGGAGTTCGCCTCGTCCTTGAGCAGGAGCATCTCGGTGAGGACGGCCTCGGTGGTGAAGAGGGTCGGCCGACCGGTGCCCTTGTAGAAGCGGCGGGCACGGAGGACGGTCTCGATGACCTCGTGGTACGAGGAGCTCGCGTCGTCGATGTTGACCCACACCGTGGTCATGTACAGCTCGTGCTCGTTGGTGATCGAGCGGATGCCGTCGCCGGAGGCCGAGGCCATCGGGTCGGCGATGTGGTCCGGGTCCGAGACGTCGCGACCGTCGCCGAAGAGGATCGCACGCGCGATCTCCTCCTCGATCATGAGACGGATCTCGCCCCACAGCCACGCGACGATGTCGAAGTCGGTGATGTCGAGGATGTCGTCACGGTCGAGCGACTGCTTCTTGTAGATCGTGGTGGGCCCGGTCTTCCGGGACGTGACCGCGAACCACTCTTCCTTCTTGTACGAGCCGGTGATGTAGCCCTTGGCCCGCGCCTCGTCCTGGGTGATGTCCGCGACGAGGGTCTTGATGCGGGAGAACGGCCGGCGGTCGACCCCGTTGAGGACGCTCGCGACCCACTCGGTCCGGCGCTTGTTCCACTCGGGGGTGTTGTTGATCGCCTTGGCGTCCGGGAACAGGATCTCGATGTTCTCGACGCCGTGCTCCAGCGCGGTCTCGTCGAGCACCGCCTTCAGCGAGCCGGCCTTGACGGCCTTCTTCGCGATCTCCCGGAACTCCGAGTGAGACAGCGTCTTCTGGGGCTTCCCGTCCGAACCGGTGCCGGTCGCGGACTGGTCGAACACGTTGCGCGTCATAGCGCCGGTTCCTTCCTGGTGGTTGAGGTCGCCCTCGGGGTTGTCGTCGGTGGGTTCGCCGTCCTTCGGCTCCCCGTCCTTGGGCTCGTCGTCCTTCGGCTCGCCGTCCGTCGGCTCGTCGTCGGAGTGCTGGGCGCCGGCTTCGAGAGCCGCCTCGACCAACGCAGCGACGAGACCCTGAGTGTCCTCGTCGAGGTTGTCGTACGCCTGCTGCAGAGAGGTGCCCTCACCGTCGTCCGCCGGCTTGGCGTCGGGCTTGGCGTTGTCGACACCGTCCACGGAGTGGGTCAGTTCGAGCTTCTCGCCGAACCGGATGATCGCCTCGTCGGGCAGCTCGGTGAAGTCGTCCGGGTCGTCGCTGTGGGCGAGGCGGACGAAGTCGATCTTCGCTCCGGGGTTGGCCCCGGCGAGCACGACGCTGACCTCGCGGATCATGCCGTGGATGACGTTCTTGCCGCCGGCGATGACCTTCTCGACCAGAGCGTTGGCCCAGATCGAGAGCGAGTCCAGGTCCTTGTGCTGGACCTGAGCCTTGACGGCCTTCCCGCGCGGGGTGTCGTTGAAGTACCCCTTGGCGTAGATGCCCTCGTCGCGGTGTTCGAGGATGACGTGACCCAGGACGTTCTCGGGGTCCTTGCGGTCGTGCATCCAGACGAGCGGCACCTTCTCGCCGTTCATGTGCTTGAAGGCTTCGGGCGTGATGGTCCGGCCGTCAGAGCACTTGAGGTTGGCCTTCGTGGCCCATCCGCCAAAGTCAGGTTCCATTTTGACGGTTCCCTCCTGTCTCTATCAGTTGAGGTGGCGACTCCGACGGAGCCGGTTCGATGGCGAGCGGTTGACGCGCCGGACCGAGCTGTTTGTCGGTCGGCATGTTCGGGTTGGTGAGCTTGTCCGCGGACGGGTCCTTGGCCGGCTTCCAACCGATGGCGGTTCGGATGTCGTTGCCCGTGGCGATGCGGTTTCGGACGAACTTGTCGCCGATCTCCGCCAGTTGCTCCATGGCAACGAGCTTGAACGGGTTGCGGTACCACTCGACCGACTGACCCTGAGTCCGAGCAGTCTTCGTCAGGAAGGCTCGACGCATGGCCTCGCTGATCGCATCGAGGATCGGGTCAATGGTGCGGAAGAAGTAGTTGTTCATGGCCGCTTCGTCCGCCGTACCGTTCAGGACATCCGGCGTGAGGCCGAGCTGGTTGTACAGCATGTCCGTGAAGTACTTGACCTCTTCGAGGAGCTTGTTCTCCACAGCCCTGTTCAGCTGCGTGATCTTCTCGGTCCCGTCCGTGTAGGCGATGCCGTACTGGCTGCCCTTGAGCTGGAACTCGATGTCCTTGCGCCGCTGTTCGGCCTGCTGCCGGCGAGCCTCGGACTTGATCACGTAAGGCAGCTGGATGATCATGTCCAGCTTGCCAGAGCTGTTCGCATCGTCGGTCCGGTCCAGAAGATTCAACTTCTGGATCAGGCGCTGATACGTCGAGTTCGGCTCGTTCATCACCGTGTAGAGAGGGTTCTCAACGACGGCGACGAACTTCTTGGGGAGCGTGATCTCTTCCCTCATACCGGACAGCTCGTTGTAGAGCATGACGCGGACAGCGTCCGGGAACCACGCGATGATCTCGCCGACTCGAAGAGACTTGATGTCGAAGCCTCCGGAGGTAGTCGGGTTCACGGAGGTCTCCACCGGAACGATCGCGCAGACACCTTTCTCAAGGACGGTCTGAGCGATGTCCTGTCGGAACTGACGGCCGGCCTGGTCGATGTTGGCTTCGACCTTGAGGCAGTCGTTCAGACCACTCTTGATGTCCTCGACGTACCGTTCCTCATCGTCCACTCGGACGTGTCGAATCGGCACTTCGGAAACGTCAATCGCGATCCTCGTGATGATCGACGCGATGATGGACCGCTCGTTGCCGAGCGACATTCGCTGACGATCGGGCCGGCCACCGTAGTTGAACCCGCCATGGTTCTGATTGCTGGCATACGGGTCCGATGTGAAGGCGTTCCACGCGTGCGCGAGGCTCGTCCTCAATCGGGAAAGCAATGCCATGAGTCACCTCCTTTCCTGGCTACTCGAAGGCTTCCTTGTTGAGCTTGTAAGCGACCCAGGCGTCCATCATGGCTGCGACGTTGTCGATCTTGGCGTCCTGGCGCTTCTTCAACAGCTTGCGGTTGCCGTTCGTGTCCTCCATGGTGATGGCGTTACCCATGGCGAACATCATCAGCTGCTGATCAAATCGCAAGATGCGTTCTTCACTAAGAGTCTTGAGTTCCCCAAGCGGGACAGACTCAGTCCTCGCCCCCTGAATCACTTTCTCGATGCCGAACGGACCGTTCTCCTGCTCCCAACGAGTAACGAACTCCTTGGCGTTGTACGGGTCATAACCAAGTGCGCGAACGTCGTACTGCTTGCGCTGGATGTGATCGTCGAGGTCATCATAGACCTCCATCATGTCGAGGATCTCGCCTTCCAGAACGTGGAGGCTACCCTCGGCAATGAACTCCTCGTACTTCTGGCGCATGGCGCCCGGGAGCTTGTGAAGCGTGTTCGTAGTTATGTAGCTTCGGGTCTTGATTCCAAAGCCACGCGGCAGTGGGAAGAGGAATGTGAACGCACAGAAGTCGTCACCCTGAGAAAGGTCAGCCCCAAGAGCGCAGGGCATTTGCCAATACTCACGCTTAGGACGATGTGGAATGGTTTCCTCGTACGTAAAGAAGTACGTGTAGCCCTCCATCGGGATTCCAAAGCGCTTTGCCAGGATGTCGTTCCGAGCAGCTGGGGCTTTCTCGGCACGTTCAACGTCGAGTTGGTAAGTCTCATACGTGATCGTCTTCCCGAGGTTCGGGTTGGCCTTCAACCACTTCGAAGGGTCGCCAACTTCCTCGATCTCGTCCAGCTTGTAGTGCCAGATCGAGATGTGCGGTGCCTGGTACTCGCCCTTGAGAATGTCAGCGAGTTCCATTTTGATCGTATCGCCCGAGCCGTTCCGGACGGTTCCCTCAGAGCTGATCGCGACGATCAGAAAGTCGTCCAGCTTGGAGGCGCCTTGCTCCACAGCCCCGACGACATCCTCCCGTAGATCGCCAGACAACCATTCGTCGATCGTCGAGATCTTCGGGCGGAGACCCTGCAGCTTGTTGATCGACATCGGTCGAACTTCGAGCAGAGAGCCAGTCAGAAAGTTCTCGACACCCTTCTTGGTCGAAGCCAGCTTCACACGATTCGCCTTGGAGCCAGTCGTGTTCTGCATCGACCCTTCGGTCAGGAACTTGAACAGAGGACCTCGGCTGCGGATGATCGCGGTCCGGAATGGCGACATCACCTCATCGGCCTGTTTCATCGTCGGCGCCGTGGTGATCTGATGCGTCGTCGATGTGTCGATGTTCAGGAAGTACGCCTGGATGCAAGCCGCGTACATGGACTTGGCTGCACCGCGGGCGACGATCAGGTACTGCTTGGTCGTCAGGCGCTTCTTGACTACCTTGTCCTCGTAGTAGCCATCCTGACCGTCTTCTCCCGGTACGTAGACCGAGCGGTTGACGAAGTAGTACCAGCCGAAGATCTGTTCTGCCCACAGCTTGAACGTCGGCAGCAGGTGAAGGTCGCTGCCATCGGTAAGCGTGAGTTCCTTCTCGCAGTAGAAGATGAATCCTTCGACTGCAGCGTCGTCGTAGTAGACGTTCGGGTTGGCGATGAGCGCGTCGATGCGGTTCATCTCCATGGAGATCTCCCGGTTGACGGGAATCTCTCCGCGGATCACCGCCTCACGGAACTTCCCGTAGTAGACCGGGACAGCCGTGTTTGACATGGCCATTACTAACCCTCCCTTCTACTACGCTCTGCCGGCAAGGGCCTTGGCGACCTGCTTGGCGGCGTACTTACCGGCTTCCTGCTTGCCGATCTGGAGGAGGGTGTCCTTGATGAACTTGACGGCCTCGTCCTTCGGGCCGGGGTTGCCCTTCTTGTAGCGCTTCTCCAGATCCATGCGCTCCAGGTAGGTCTTCAGTTCCTCATTGCTGAGGGACTTCAGTCCTCCGGCCTTCACCTTGGCCTTGGCAGCCTTGGCGGTCTCGTGATCGCCCGATGCAGCCGGCTTGGCCGAGGGGTTGTCACGCCGGACGCCCCACTTCATGCCCTTGATGCCGTAGTGGGCGAGCACGTCGTCGAGCTGCTTCGGTTCGCCGATCACACGACCGGCAAGGACGGATCGATCCATGAATCCCCCTCTCGGGTCACGTTGAGACGCCATTCCATCTTCTTGACCTGCTCGTCGAACGAGGCCACGAGGTACTGCGTCTGGGGCGGGTCGAACATGAGTCGCACGCGGAAGTACACGTACGACTTGACGGAGCTCCACCGCGGGTCGTTGCCGAGGAAGTCGCCCCACGTGGGTGCATCATCTTCGATCATGTACCCGCCGACAGGGCCGACGCCGAGCTGTTCGAGATCGGAGAAGACTGCGTTGATGTGCATCAGGATGACGTCGTCGAACACCGTCAGAGATGGGTCGACGTTGCACATCTTCTTGACGCTGTTGAGGATGCTCTGGTCCACGCGGGGCACCTCCCTTCAGGGTGCTAGACGCGGCGGTTGACCTCGGCCTGCACGGCCTTGGCGTTGTAGCCCGCGCGCGTGAGACGCTGGACACGGACGTCGCCGTCACCCCACTCACCTCGCATGACCTCGGCAGCCAGCTGGTTGATGGACTTCTTGGCGTGGTTGTTGCCGAGCAGCAGGCGGTTGACTTCCTTCTGCACGGTGCTGGCGTTGTAGCCGGCCTTCGTCAGGCGGGCGACCCGGTCGGCGCCGGTACCCCACTTGCCGTCGATGACCTCCGCGGCGATCTGGCCGACGGTCTTCTTCTTGTCGCCGGCCTTGCGCTTGTCGAGCTCGATGTTGACGAGACGCTGGATGGTGTTCGGGTCGTAGCCGGCGGCACGGAGCTTCTGCGTCCGCACGTCGCCGTTGCCCCACTTGCCTTCGAGGATCTCGTCGACGATCTGGGCGTCGGTCTTCGTCTTCGGAGGGGCCGGGTCGACCGGAGCGGAGTCCGAACCGGGGGCCTGGTACGTGCCGGTGAAGAACAGCGCGTGGACGTGGTCCATGTGGTTCTCGGTCGGGCTGCCGCGGTCGGCCATCTTGCGGACGACGCCGGGGCTGGTCACCGTCGAGGTGATGTGCTGTTCCCAGATGACGTGCTGGAGTCGGAGGCGGGCGCGGTTGCGCCAGATGTAGTCACGGACCCACTGGCCATCGGCGTGGTTGCGGACCATGAAGTCCAGGGCGCGGCCGGAGTGGTGTTCGGTGTTCGATGCGTTGCCGTCGTAGCCCCACATGAACCACACCTGGTGGCCGGCCTTCTTGGCCGCGTCGAAGATCTCCTTCGCACGCTTCTCGGTGGGGCCGGTGATCTTGCCGAGCTTGGAGCTGACGTACTCCCAGCTGTTCTTGTCGACGCTCATGCCGCGGGAACCTCCTCGACGGTGTAGTCGGCCTCGGTCTCTTGGACCAGGGCGTTGTCTTCGTCGTCCTCGACGGGCGGGCAAGGACCGTTGGTCTCGTCCATACTTCCTCCGTTACCAGAGTTTCGTATCGCCGGGTTGCCGGTCGATAACAGGGCGGGGCAGCAGACTTTCGTCGCCGTAATGGATGGCGTTGTGGGTCTGATGCGTGACGGTGATCAGGAATTCGGGGTCGAGATTTGCCGGGTTTCCAGAAACGATGTCCTCGGTGGTCATCGGATTCATGTGGTGGATATAGAGCCCCGAGTGGATGTCGTATCCCTCGATTCCCAGATCACACGCCAGATCCCGGGCGATAACCTCGTGTCGAACCTGCCTCCACTCACGAGATGTATAAAACCTTTGGTTCATCCATCGGTCGTAACCGAATGTGGATTCCCCGACGATCCCGCGGAGCTTGAGGTACTTAAACCGATCTTCAAACGTCAAAAGACGACGCAGATCGGAGTAATTCCTATTCATCCTGATCAGATTCGGTCGGAGGAGGACCATTTCCGGTATAGGCACGGAAGTAGTCCATCGCGTCGCGGAACAGAGCCTCGGACTTCTTCTGAGACTCCATCGCTTCCTTCTTCACGACCAGGAGTTCGTTCTCGTGGCGAATGCGCTCTTGTTCGAGCCTCTCGCGAGAAGAACCGAGCTTGAGGAGGGCTGTCGTCTCCGTTGCCGAAGCCGTACCGTCGCGAAGTCGCTGTTCGACGAGGTCGTAGGCCAGCGCGACCATCTGGTTCTCTCGACCCTGAGGAGTTGTCGCTGGTCTGCCCGGACTTCCTGACGGATCTGAATCCCTTCTCGGCCGAGTGACCACAGTTTCAAC